CTCTAAAAAGTGTTTTGTTGTTTCTGCTGGTTTAGTATATCCCATTTTTTTAATTTTAGTTATTTATAATACAATTTTATTTAAAGGTGTTCTATCTACCTCTCTTAGTGAAAAATGTCTTTCTACTAATTTTTTATTTATATAGTCTTCAAATCTACTAGTATCAAAGTCACCATTATATGCACGGCAAACTTTACTAATATGTCTTATGACTTCTTCTCTACTATCTTTACCAAGATCCATAGCTGCTATAGCATCTGCTAAAGCAACAAAATGGGCCCTAGTTAATGGTGCTCCTCTCATATATTTAATTAAATAAAGTTAATTGATTTGAGTCAATACCAATAATATTATCAAGCTCCTTTTCCACAGCATGTAAATAATAATCAACATTTACATCATAGTCTTTCCATTTAGGTTTTAATTCTGCATTATTAAAAATAGTTTGCATCCACCTGCCTGCTTCAAGTTGTATTTCCCGTAGATCTTTAGAGTTAACTTTAATAATTTTTTTCCCATCATTAGATATATAGTATCTATTTATTTTTTGAAGTTTATCTTCATAAGCTTCTTGTTTACTTATATATCGTGCAACCATTTGCCAATCACCTTTAGATTTACCACCTATGCAGTAATCTAGAATATTTTTATTAGTTTTTAAATATTCTTCAGGTAATGTCCCAAATACAAAATAATTATAAATTGCTTTAGGAATTACTAGCTTAGATTTGTTTTTATGAAGTTGTAAATTATTAAACTCAAACCTACCCTTACATTTTGTAGGAGCATAATAAAACTTATTACCATTGACTCTGTATAAGTAATGAGGATTTTTAGCTTTTATATCTCTCCACTGGGCCATATCAACCTCTTTATAGTCAAATATTCCAATATAATTGTTAACATCTGCTAAGATAAGTTGCTGATACTCATCATGTTCAAGATTTAGATTAGTAATTTCCTCCCATTTTTTACATATTTCCATGTATTGAGGAATATGCTTTCTTAATATAAGTGTCTCAATACCATCTGTGTTATGCATAATAGGAAATGCCTCTGGGATCTCTTCCATAACCATTTCATATAACATCATAAGACTTAACTGTCCATTGACGGTTACACGCATAGTAAACTCAGGATCATATAAGAATGCATTTTTATCATTACTTAAACCATAAGTTGAATTTAAAATGATCTTATAAATATAATTCATATGATTACTTTTAGGAATCTTTCTCCTTTCAGTATAAAACCATTCATATAATGCACAAAACTTTTCTTTAGGAAGATGTGCGGGTGACCATTCATTTCTTATAGCAAGATTAGGATAGAAACTAGTGACATCTGATGACATTATAATTCTATCTTTATCTGATTTATATACACCAGGTGTAGCAGCCCCATGAACACCTCCTAATCCAAAATCTGTTTTGATTCCCTTATAAGTAACAGAATATTTAAAACTTCCTTTGGTTCTTTCAGGATCCAATTCAACAGTTTTGAATTTTTCTAGAAGTAATTTAAACTGAGGAGTACTAAATTCAGTATAAGGTAAAATAATATCTTTTACTTTTATAATATCTCTATAGGTCCTTAGTTTTTTAAGTTCATACTTAGAAATATTAAGTTCTTTACTTAAATAAAAGGTAAACAATTCTTTACTGATTCTGGGTTCAGATGCATTCACTAAGTTTATATTATACATTTTTGATAACTCTAATCTAAGCTGTAGATCAGATTTAGATCTTTTATATATTGCTTCAGTTGACTCAACATCATTAATACAATATGTAATGATAGTATCCCACTGCCTGGTGGATTCAATCATTGTTTCATGATGAATAGGCATATCAATTATATTTTCCCAATCCATACTATATTGGATCCATTTAAGAGAACTTCTCTTTGCAGGATTGTCCCAATGATTTAATTTAAAGACATCTATTTGTTTAATAGTCATTTGCCATTCAGGATAATCTAAAAATTCTCTCCTATTACTTCTACTAATAGTTTCTTGAGCATATTCATAAATATCATGAGCAATAAGCTTAGGACTTAACTGTCTTAGTCTATTGTGATTAGCTAATATATAATGAGTGATCTGAGCATCAAAGGCCAAGCCATTGTATGATATGTGCCACTCTTTTTTATTCTTATTTTTAATTAGAAATTTAACTAACTTATCAAAGTCATTTTGCATCTTACAAACAGAGAATATATGTAATTCTCCTGATTTATAATGTTTAAAGATTCCAATAAAACAATTGATAAGTGTTTCATAATCCATTATGTAATGATTCATACACTTATATTTATAAAAAAAAGGGAGACAAGCTCCCTTTTCTTACACACACTTAAAGAAGGTCAGAATTGACCAGATTAAACTTTTTCAGTTAATCCTTTCTCAGCAGGTAAAACAAGATTTGATATCCCATTTTTTCTTTCTTCTGCTTTCAGAAAGGTTTTATAATCAAATTTGGATGCATTTACTGCAAATAATTTAACAAATTCTTCTATTTCTTTTTCAATATTAACATAGAATTCAGAGAATGTATCTACTAGAACTCTTTGTTCTTTAATAGTTTTTCCATTTTCACGTTTTTGCATTTTGAGCCTAACAGGATCTCCATTATCATCTAACTTAGGGACCATATGATATGATCCTTTATGTGTTTTAGTAATGATAGCTAAGATCTTAGATTCAGGATCAAATAAAGCTTCAACATAAGGACAATTTAATGTTATAGGAATAAGACTAAAAGATTTATTATTCCTAAACGCTGATGTTACAAGCATCATATTTTTACCAATTTCAGCATTATTATTCATATAAATTTATTTTATTTATTAGACTCCAAAGATACTGAATTATTTTTAAATAAATTTAGTTCAGGAAGTTCAATTTGTAAGCATTCTTTGTTTAAATCTGGTTTACTACATAATTCATAAACTTTTTCAATAGTATCTACCTTGACACCTAGATGAGAAGCATAGAGATCATGATATTCTTCAGGGTTAATATAACTTTGTATATACTCTGATATAGTACCCACAGACCCAAAAAATTTAGATATTAAAGTTTTAGTTTTAATACTAAATTTTGAATATTTTCCAAGTTTAAACATATCTAAGTCATGTCTAAACTTACTATAATCATAGATATAAAGATGTAAATCATTTTCTAATTCATAATACTCTTCAAAAAGTTTATGAGATAGTAAATATTTTTGTTCAAATATTCTATAATTTTCAGTATCCTCAGTAGCATATAAACAAATAAATTTCAAGTTTTCTTCATCATGTATACCTTTCCAGGAAATATAAGTTTCTGCAGGTACATATCTCACTCCCTTCTTAATATTAAGAAGAGGATAAAGAAAAACTTTACTTTTTTGAAAATATTCTGAGTATACTTTTTTCATTATAAATACACTAATCCATTACTAAATTCATAAGGTAAGTTATACTTTTTTTCTTTATAATGGTAGTCAACTTAAACTTGATTATACTTATCTATAACTACAAAATTAAATAATATTTTATACTTTTCACATTTTTCATCACAATTAGCTAATACTAATTGTACATAAACAGCTGCTTGCAACCAATAGTTATAGTAATCAATTGAATCACTAAAATCTGCTAGAGTACGGGCTGTTGTTTTAAGATCCACAATTGTTATTATTTTAGCTTCATGATCAATATCATAATAATCAATGATTCCTTTCAAACCAAACTCAAAATCAGTTAGTTTACACTCTAACCATTTTTCTTTATAAACTTCTAATGTATCTAACTCAAAATCAGTTACACCTTTATTGAATAATTGCATCACAGATTCTGTATCTTGAATAATTGCTGCCTTCTCTGTACATTTTTGGATAGTTTCATTATCTACTACATCCTTACCACTAGAACAAATGAACTTATAATACTCCTGATTTTCAGTAGTTTGTATCTTTTCTAATCTTTTAGTATCCTCCTTGAAAGACTGATACAGGTTTTCTTCTTTAAGTACTGCTAATATAACTGTGTCAAGTTTATTAAGATCATTATTATTACTTTGACCTCCTACATCCCTAACAGATTTAAGAATTTTTTTAATATTATCTGATGGGACCTTTCCTGGAACAATATCAAAGAAATCAGTTAATTTCTCAGGTTCAAACATTAGACAGTGAAGTAACTTTCCTTCAATTAAATGTTTATCTGTTCTGATCTCACGATCTTTAAGTATATAGTCTTTATAAAACAAAGTTGGTGAAAACATCAACTTGTTTATAGAAGAATAACTAAAATTAAATGGTTGTGCATAAAATGCAGCTTCTTTTTGTTTATCTATTTTCATATTCTTATTATTTAAAATAACAGAGGATGGGATACATAGTCTCCAACTATGTACCCCACAATTATGGCAACTCCTCTGTCAATAAAATTAGTAATGCAGTAACTTAACTTTATAGACCGTCTTCTCATGTCAGGGATTGCTCCGTTCCATGTTCATATTGACCCGTAGGTCTTACAAGATACAGGAGTCTTCCCTCCGTTCTCCACACTACTCCTACTTAGGGCTTTTGTTTTACATCTAATTATCTTCATACCGTAGTACAGACAAACATTTTGCAGGTAACCTAAATCCAGAACTGTGTACACCAGCGTTACTTACATTACTAATAAATTAAAAAGGGGCAACCTCTGCACCACGCAAATGTGTTATGGGTTATTAAGCTCATCCTGCCACGTCTGGACTTATGTGCTTCAACACCCCCTTATTTAAAATGGTAAAGGACTTTCCTCCTTATATTTAATTTTATTTATATCAGTACTTAATATTTTCTTACTAAATTCATCTCTTAAAATTAAAGAGGATGGATCTATTTTAAATACTGAATTAGCTTTAACACCATACTGTCCTTCAAATACATTTTTAAATAAACTACATGCAATTGTATTAACAGCAAATTCTGTTAAAGCATTATCTTCTATCAAATGTTTTACAATTTGATCAAATGCACCTACATAATGAAAACCATAAGTATTAATATACTTGTTATATTTATTCTTTAATGCTTTAAAATTAACATGATTCCAAGATTTACAATTTTTCAGCTCATTACTATGAAAATAAAACAAAAGACTTAAAAAAGTTTTTGATTCTTCAGAATTACAATTTGCCATTATTTCTAAACCCATTGTAACATTTTCCTGATCACTACTACTAATCATTTTAATTATATTGCTATAATATTCACTATTTAATATCAGTGAATCAGAAGTAGCTGATTTATTTAAATCTGTATCCCAAACTAATTTATCTTTATGTTTAAGAATAGAATGATATTTAGGTATTTCAGAGTTTTTAATATACCACATATATCCACTTGAATCAGCTATTTCTAAAGAGGATAAATAATCTTTAACTATTTTACCCACATCCTTACTCCAATAGTAGGATGCATTATACCATCTTACTTTATCTTCTGGACCAATATTATTTAGAAAAGTTTCAATTTTATCAATTGAACCAGGTGTAAAAACATTTTTATTTATACCTTCTTCAAATTTTTTAAAACTTTCAGCTTGATTTCTAACACATGATTTTCCCCATGTATGATCTGTTAAATTATCCATATAATTTAAAGATAAAACAGCTAGAGTAGCTACCTCTATATCTCTAACTACCTTAGCATTATATTTATCACATAGTATTTTAACTTTATCTCTAGGTAATGTAAGTTTAGGAAATCTATAAATTTTTGCATTTTGTAATAAAGAATCACTATAAGCTATACTAAATAATTCTTTTAGTGAATGTGATACTTCATGCTCATGATAACCATAACTTTGTTTATTATACATATATAATCCTAAACATTGTAATTCAATACATTCTTCATATAATCTACTATTGCTTTCTGAATGATGAGGATTAAATTTTAATTCCCATATTCTATTTTTGTATTCCATTTGATTTATTTTTTATGTATTTTCTATATTCAGGTTTTACTTGAACCTTAAAAACATATAAGTTCCTATTATCAATTCTTATTTCTCTTCTTACAATAGGTTCTAGATATCTAAAATTAGTAGGATCTAATAATTCATTTTCTTCTAACCATAAAATCATACTTTCAGCAGATCTATAATATAAACCTGATAGATCTGCTTTTCCACACCAATGTTGTACATCTTTATTTCTATTTAATTTATATATACGTGATTGTGTTCTTTGAGCTAATTCCCATAATAAATGATAATTTTTAGTATAATCTATAGTAGGAAGTAATTTTCCTGCCATTTCTATATTTTCTTCATTTCCACTATTTAATTGACTTGAAATATCATCTAATAATTGTTGTGTTAATACTTGTTTAGTAGCACTTTGATCAATTACATCATTTACAGACATTACTGAAACAGATTCTATTTTAATTCTATGAGCTAAATTAACACACATTCCTGTGAACATATAACCTTCTAATACAGAGTCATATTCTTCATTCCATAAATTAAAATTAAATTTATCATCATATATTACAGGATATTTATGCTCATCAAAATATTCACCTATCTTACTATTATTTTTTGCATAAGTTAATGCATCATAATTCCACATTTTAGCCATCAATCTACTTGTTTGAATAGTATTTCCATCTCTAAGATCTGTACTAAAGTTACTATGTGTTATAACAAGATCACAATCAGTATAATCATTTGTCAATACAATACCATGTTCTTTTAAGTTAGCACGTATTCTTGTAATAGAAATAGGAGATTTAGGTAATAAAAAAGCTCTTTTTTCAGTAGTATATACACAATGTGAAGGAGAAAATTGTTCTTTTATTAGAATATATGTTTGTTCAGAATCAGACATAATTATAGTTGCTATATCTCTTCCTCCTTGATTAGAAGCTACTCCATAACGAGGAGCAGCTTCTAAATTCCAAAATTTTAATGCATCATTATCAAATTCTTGATGTACGGATTTACTCATTTTACTGTCATTTTAATGATTTCAGGATTCATCATAAGTTTATTAAACTTCTGTTTATTTCCATTAAAAATAGTTCTCACAACAAGATATTTCAGATCATTAGTAAAATACTCTTTTGTACAAAGGGTAATCAATCTTTCTGTAATCTTTTGTGAAACTGTATTGTCTTGAGAATATACTACTGAATAATTAGCTAACCTGGTTGCCAAAGTTGATGCAATATCTGCACGATAAGCATCACCTTCACCAATACAGCCTTTTAATTCACCCAAGATATATTGTTCATTATCATGAGTTAATAAATCTTTTGGTGTTACTAATTTATCCAGCTTATTATTAATAAATGTAGTGAACATAGATGCAAATGCATCTCCTACAGAACCTTCTCCAATTAATTGGATCATACTCAGTTCCTTTTCAAAATCTTCAAAACTAGAAATAGAATTAAAGAAAGTTGTAATGGATCTTGCATTTGTTTCTTGAGTAACAAGTTCAGGATGTAATAACATAAAATTAATACACCTAGAATCAATTCCAACAGATTCTGCCCATCTTGCCCATACATCTATATCAAACTTTAAATTAGCTGTAATATATCTAGTTTTCTGTGCAGCATCAACAGAGTTAACCATGTAATCACCATTATCAGGATTTGAAGTCAAAATTATATGCCAATCTTTTGGAAGAACCCATGAAATATATGTTTGTCTATCAATTAATTCCATAACAGCTTGAATAAATCTGATATCAGCCCTATTCCAATCATCTAAAAGAAGGATACCTCCTGCTTTCTTATCAGCAATCCATTCAGGAGCACAGTAAGACATTCTATTCTTACCAGTCATTTTATATCCTAGCTTTAAATACTCTTGCACTGCTAATTCATCCACCCACTTACCTACTTTCTTTGTGACAGTAGGATTTGCATCAGCAAGATCTGCTGAAGCAGAAGCCCTCTGGGCTGCAGTATAGTTAAGTTGATTACTAGTATCTTTAGAAATCTTATGTTCTTTATACATTTGAAATTGTCTAGTTGGAAATCCTACTAAATCACCAAGCTCCTCAATTTGAGCCAGATTTAATTTAACAAATGCTAATTTATTTTCTCTAGCAAGATCCACAACAGCAGAAGTTTTACCAATACCTGATTCACCTACTACTTCAACAGAGACAGATTGTTTACCTCCCTCTTGAAGAAATCTATTATTTTTAATAATATGATTGACAAAATCTTTTAATTCATCAATGTTTAAATTTACTTGTGCCATAATTTTATTTAATTTAATTTGATTACTAAACCTGGTAACTCATCATTATCAGAAGAACATGAACTCAAACACCATAAGGTATTCTTTGGACAATCATCTGGAGCTGGTGCTTCACCATCTGTACAATATATTAGTGCAGTATATGCACGTTTGTTTTTATTAAAATGATCTACTACAGGTTGGAAGCTTGTACCTCCTCTTCCTTTAATAGGCCAATCTTTCTTTGGATTAAACTCTTTTACATCAGCAAGACTAGCATCACACTGTGCTACAGTGATTTTATGACCAGTTTTATGCATATGACATAATTCATTCCAAAACTCTTTTAATTCACTATTTGATACTGAACCAGATGTATCTACACCAACAAGAATATGATTTTTGAACTTAATTTTAAGTCCTGGATTTTCATTATATCTTTTGTTATATTTTCTACGTAACTTTTTTGTATAAGTAATGGTAGAACTTCCAACAAATCTTCTAAGATATCCTCTCCAATCAAATTTAGGTGGTTCAATGTGTCTTAATCTTTGAATTAAATCTGCAAGCTCTCCTGGTATAGTACCACGTCTTTTTTCTGTTTGATCTGCAGTTTCTTTAAGTTGATGTTGAACTTGTTTTTGTATTAATTTTTTATCTGCTTCAGTTAATTCATCAAACTCATCCCATGTTTTATGACAATATTGACTTTCTCCATCCATTTGATTAAGAACATCATTTAATCCAGGACAAGTACCATCTTTACAAGCTTGGTCTAGTAGATCATAATATACTTTAGTTCCTGCTCTTACAGGAAGTTTAAGATCTGGAAAAGAATCTAGAGTTAAACCACCTTCAGGTAAATATGTTGAATCTATATATTGATTAATTTCTAGATCTGCAGCTATATTAAATAATTTATGATTTTGAAATATATCTCTTAAAAACAAATGACCAAATGAAACATGTAAAAGTTCATGTTTTAAAAGACCAATTTGATGTTTATCACAAAGTTTTATAAAGAAATCAGGATTAATAGTAAGTTGTATTCCTATTCCATGTTTACTCACCCCTGCAGTAGAAATGTCTGTTCTAAATTTTTTGTTTAATCCTATCATAAATAAACCATAAAAAGGTTCATCTAAGATTAAAGTTTTAGATGCTCTTGATAATTTGTTTGTAATATCTACCATTTTAATTCTATTTTAAGTTTCTTAATCATATTAAAGTCAAGTCCTTGTAATGTAGAATGCATTAATTTTGTAAATTCTAGTTCTACTAACTCTTTTTCTAAATTAGAAGGATTATTTTCTTTGACTCTTTTAAATATAGCTTCCCAGGATAAACTAAGAAGTCCATAATCCTTATCATCTGATAAAGGAAATTCATTTTGAATTTTAGTTCTTTTTTCAAATACTAATTGTTTCTGTAACAATAAAATAATGTTATCACTAACCTTAATATTTTTTAAATTTGCACAAGCTATTTCAAAATCTTCATCACTAGATTTTAACATTTTCTTGAGTTGTATATACATGTTTTTATTTAATACTATTGTATCAATCTCCATTCTTTAAAATTTTAATTTCTACTCCTGGATTTTCTTTATCATATTCATAATCTTCAAATGCAGGAATTAATATAGTTGCATTATCATCTTCTATCCATCCATGATGAACCATTTCATCTTGAATTGTTTGAGCTGGATTAATATGATCAAACTTATGTTTGCTTCCTCTAATGAATTTAAAACATACTCTAACTGGTAGAGCATGTTTAGAAAATTCTTTTATAAAACTATCTTTATATTTTTGGAAAATACTTTTAGTATTCTTTTTATATATCATAGTTGCTTTACTAGCAATAAAATATTTTCCTGTCCACCTTCTTCCATTTTTGGAACTAGGTACATTTCCTGGAATAAACCACTTCATTTTTCTTTATTTAAACAATCTTTGAGTGTGGTTTTAAGTTCTAAATGAACTTTTTTAAAACCAAAATCTCTAACAGCATCAGATATATCTTTACTTACATTAAGATATGTTCCTGATATATCATACACTTCTTGATATCTTTTAATAGCATTTTTACCTGCATCATCATTATCAAATAATGTAATAATTTTTTTATATTTCTGTTTAAGATTTTCTATAACATAGGGTTTGATCATTGTGTTCTCACTATCTGGAGCTATGACTTCAACATTATAATTAAAATGTCTCAGTGTCATTGCATCCTTTAATGAAGAACAAATAATTAAATTAGGTTGTTTGTACTTTACCTGATCAAGTCCTTGTATATGATGTTTGACCTTAATAAATTTATATTTTTTACTAAGAGGTTGATATATTTTATATACTTCACCATTTTTATCAAAATATCCATACAATTGCTTTCCTTTAATTTGTACATTTTCATAACCATCTTTAATTTCTTTGAACATACCATAGTAATGTAAGGGTTTTACCTTGTACTCAAATAAGATTGATGTTCCTATACCAAATTGTAACCAAAAATCTCTATCTGTTTCATTCCACAAACGAGCATGACAGTGTCCTACATGCCATTTATTATGTTCTTTAAATTCTTTTTGTTCATAAATACCATTCTTTAGGACATACTCATTATAGTCTTGTATAATCTTAAAAACTGCTTTTGAATAATCAAGATTGAATAATTCCTTAACTAAATCTATTTTACTTCCATATTTCCCTGTAGAAAAGTCTTTGTATTTATATTGCATGGATTTTCTATCCAGAAAAATATACATACTAGGTGTTTTTTCAGAAGGATTAAATATACTATAGATTTGTAGGTCTTGGCCAATTAATTTTTCAGGCAGATTAAGATAATGTTCAAATACCCAATTACTAGGTATTTTTACATCAGTAATTACTAAGTTTTTAGTACTCAACATATTAGTAAAGATAAAAAAAAGGGATCTCAACAATATGAAATCCCTTTTTTTAAAATCTAATTAACCATTTTATAGTTCAAAATCAGAATTTCCATTTGTAGGTGGTTCAAATGAAGCAACATTTTCTTTCTTTTTGATTTCTTTAACATGGTCAGCTGGATTAAATGTAAGTAATCTTGAATTATCTACATGAAGTCTTTCTAAAGGAATACCATCTTTACTTATTCTTGGAAGAAAAAGATCATTATTAATATAACCTTCTTTGTTTTCCCATTGACGGCCACCAACACATGCATTCAAAAACTTAGAATCAGAAAAGATATTATTACAATTAGTCATAAAATCTTCAATTGTTTCTGCTTCAATTGCATCAAGCTCATCTCTTACTTCTAATGTTTCAGCTAAATATATCATAGCTTTTAAAATTTCAGTATCTCTACTGATTTTTCTACCACTTGGTAAATCAGCATCTTTGAAAGGCCACGGAGCAAATCTTACTCTTCCTACTTGACCTTTAAATCTAGGTGAAGTAGAATCATTAGAATCAGTTAAAAATCCTTCAAATTCACCTTGTACAGGCTCAGTTTCAACATGAAGGACAATATTCCATGCTTCTGTATCATAAGGAGTTTGATCAAATGTAATTGAATTGATTTTGATTGTGTGATTACCTGGATCAATTACTGGTTTAATTCTGCCGCTAGTAGCAGACATGTCTTTTGTGTTTAACATACTTTTCTTCTTTGTAGTTGTGTTCATTTTATTTTGATTTTGTTGATTAATAGATTTATTCTTCTTCATAACTTACTATGCTTTCCTTAACGTATTGTAAGCAATTGGGTATGGTAAGTCCTTCAAACATACCCATTGGTGATTTACATGTATTCTCTCCATTGTTCTGAGTTTCAAAACAATATTCAAGAGTTCCATCATCTTTTTTGGTGACTTTTCCAAAGAGAACAATTGAAAAGAGTCCTTCCAAAGTTAAGGAATTATCTATCATTTTCCCAATAGTTTTAGCCTTAACTTTCCTATGACCATTAATATCTGTACTATCTTCAGAATGTGTCAAAAAGAATATATATAAGTCCTCTCTCAGGTCTTTTGGCATCCTAGCAACTTGAGCTAAATTTGCTGCAATTTGAACAAATTTATCATATCCTTTTTCATTAGCCCTATCAAAATATTCAAAGCTTGACATGTACTGCCAATCATCAATAACAAGGTTCTTTATATGAGGCATATTATTATTAACATGATTCATTGCTTTTACAATACCTGGTGCAGTAGATGCATTAGTCATATTACCTTTTTGATTCTCTTTGGTAATTAGAGTATACTTCTTCTTCCAACCTTTAAAAGGTAAAGGTTTGTTAGCAATGTTAATAATAAAGGTCTCTTTAGGATCCAGGGTTCTAATACTTGTTGATTTACCTGTACCTGCATCTGCAATAACTAATATTGAATGTGCCATCTTAATTCATTTTTTTTACATAATAACTTAATACTTCTAACTGATCAGCTATTCTTTTAAGCTGAAACTCAATTCCTTCTCCTGATTGATCTGGATCAGGAAGTTCTTTAAATTCTAAAATCTTTTCTACTTTAGGATTTCTAGAATTAATATCACTTATTACTTTCAATTCTGCAACTGGTATAATATGTCTTTGGAAACCTGAACTACTTTCAATCAGTTCATATTCTTCTTCCCAATGAGCATTATATTCCCATAAGTATAGAGTCCGTTTAGGATCTTCTGATTCATAGTCTATACTTACAAATTCTGTATAAATATCTTTTCCTTTTTGTAGTTCACTAGGAAAAAATGAAATATGAAGTTCATCTTTACCTGTTGGTCTATATGCCATCTTTGGAACATATTGATAATCATGTTTTAAGGTTTCAAAGTACTTATTATACTCTGTACTTAATTCTTTTACCTTGTGTTTTCTATCTTCAGGTGTCATTTTCTTTGGTTTTATATTTTCTTTTGTTGTTATCATCTTCTTTGTTGTTGTGGTGGAGTATCCATTTCTTGAATTTCCATCCGTTCAAATAATGCTTTAAAAAAACTCATTCTTGTATCACCATTTCTGGCTTTTAAAAAATGTAATATTAATGTTCTATCATCTTCAATGATATATCTATCAGGACCATATAGTCTGATCTTTTGTTTAGCAGGTCTATTAAGACCAATCAATGTATCTGCATGTTGTAGCATAGCATCTGAGCCAAATATATCTGACTCAAGTACATAATTACCATATTTACCATCTACTGCTCTGTCAGGATTATCTATATTTCTATTCAGTTGGGACAAACAAATAATCATACATGGATATTGTCTTTTGGTTTCTGTAAAGAATTCACCTAATTCAAATAACATATCAATTCTATTATTTTGATAAGGTGCTCTTTTTACTAAAATGCTATGATCTAAAGTTATAATGGTTTTTTTCTGATGCTCATTAAAATACATATCTACTTGTTCACGCATCTGGTTTACAGTTAAAGGTCTACCAATAACATCTACAGGATTACCTACTCTTCCTTTTGCATATGTATGACATTTATCAAAATCAGAAGTAGTTAATATTGTACCTGCACTACATAACTCTTTATATGTTTTACCAGTTAAAGATGAGAACTCTCTTATAGCAGATGTTCTTCCTACCATTTCAAATTGAAACTGTAGTACTCTAAAATCATCATCAGGATTTAATGTGAATGCTTCTCTTATAATCTGATCTTTAATTAAAGTCTTACCTGATCCTGGTCTTCCACCAATTACAGTTAATGTATTCCACTCAAGACCATCAGTAACAGCATCATTAAATTTTGGCCAAGGAGTATAGATAGATTTTTCCTTACCATTCTGTCTATCACGCATATATTTTAAGGCTTCATTAAAGGATTGATATTGTCCTTCCCAATGTTTATTAACCTTACTCATCATCTTGATTTAAATAGGTTCCATCTTCTTCACATTCATTACCTAATTGATCTTCATATCCTACTAAATATGAATCTGGTTTTTCATATTCACCATTTTCACATTCTTCTTTAGAAACTATAACATCCTCAAAGCCTAGTCTAACTAATACTTCAGGTGCTTTTTTTAAATTGTCATCATTCATATTACTTTTTCTTTAAAATATTGTTCTGGTTCTAGACCTTCTTTGATCATATCACAATAATCAGCTAATTCAGAATACTTTACTTTGGTCTTGTCTTGTTTTGCTACAAAATATTGACTGGTTTTCATATACATGTAACTTTTTTCTTCATATTCATTAACATATTGTGCAGTTGCATGTAAAACTTCTTTCCATGTATAGTCATATTCACTGAAAAACCACCTAAAGACTGCTTCTAAGACCTTAACATTGTTTCTGGCAGGCTTACCACTTGGCAGTTTCATTGCAGGAAAGAACATCCTATATTTCTTTATGTTATCCATAAAGTTATTTCCCATGATTTGAGTATTAGATTTTTTCTTAGCTTTACTAAAATAAGAATCATACTTAGTTATTACTTTTAATCCCTCAGTAGTAATTACATAATAATCTTGTTGTTTAATTGCAACCTTTTGTACATAATCATTTTTGAATAGTGCTTTTAATTCCAAATGTTGATTGATTATTGGAACTGATGTTTTTCTTTGCAGCCCCAAAAGAAGTAAAAATTGATTTGGTGATAGGCTGTCTTTTGCTAACATTTGAAATATCTCCCACATAGGCTTCTATTTTATTGAGTAATGGATAATAAATTTGTTTAAAATCAGGACAATCCCAATACAAGTAATTTTCTGATTGTCTTATTGAATTAATTACTGTTGCATGATTCCTGTTTATTAAAGTTGCTATTCTAACTTTGGAATATCCACAGTTAAAAGCTATGTATTGAAATGCTTGAGAATGTCTCATATAAGATAATTTTCTAGATCTATATTGAAAATTTTTGATATGAGAAAATTCAGGATGTCTATGATGCATTGCTAATATTGCAAATGTTTCAATACTTTTTAATGCATTTTTATTATTTGCTATACTACTTTCATCTACACCTATTGTTATTTCTACAAAATGACCATATTTTTTTTCAAACTTTTTAATAAAAGCTCTAATAAATCTAGTCATCTCCATTACTTTTTTCTTGGACATGTTGGTTATTTAGAATTAGATAAATATACAAATATTTTAGGACTTTATTAACATAAATGTGTGTACTTCTTTCATTTTTCATTATTTTATTTATCTTTGTTTTAATAATGATGAACTCACTACGTTTTATGTCAAAAGAAGAACAAACTAAAGTACTTGAGTCACCTGTTATGAAAAAATTAACCAATAAAAATTGTAAACTTTTTACAGAGCCATTAAAAAAATATTATGACAAAGAAAAAGAAAGAAGAAAAAAAGGATAAACCTATTTTTAAAGATAATAAGGATCCTTTAATGTTAGTAGATCAAACTAAAATTCTTCATAATTTAAGTATATCAGCATCATTTGTTGCACTCATGCAAAATGTAATGATTTATATATTAAAAGATACAGATGCAAATGAAATTGTAAATACTTATAAAGCAATAGATGATATTATTACATCTGAAGATAAAGAGAAATCACTCACTGAGTTTCAAACACATATATATACATTAACTACAATAGTTCAATATTTACGTTATGAAGCTTATAAACAAGATGCTTTAATTCCTCATAAAGCATTAACTCCTTCTGATCTTGAGCCAGCTTTAAAAGCTTTTGCAAATCAAGATTTTGATACAGTTAGATCAGAAATGGAAAGTATAATGGGAAAGGTTAAATCTACTACCGTAGATTAGTATTAGTGAAGTCTCCTATTTCTACCAATGCTTGGATAACTAAGTTAAGTTCTTCTTTATCACAATCAGCAAAGGATTTACAATATTCTGTTCCTTCTTTTACTATGCAGAGTCCTGATTTTCTTTTAGAAAGTAATTTAACCTCTTCAAATGTATATCCTAATGTTGATGCCAGTTCTCTAATCATAACATGGACCCTAGCTAACTGAGCACTACTACCTTTAGTAGTTGAAACACTAACAAACATTTCTACTTTAGCTCCATCAGGAAGATCATCAACAAACTTGTTGTATTTAGTTTCCATTGCCTTTATATTATAAGATAATTCACCATCTTTTTTGGTTAGAAATACATATATATTATTCTTCATCTTTTTTCTTTTTCTTTTTAGGTTTTAAACAGTCCTTACATACCCATACTACTATTTCCACTAATTCTGATATAGGTTTTATTTGTTTACAATAATAACAGGATTTTTCTTTCATAATATCTTATTTAAATATTTCATAAACATATCATGACATTGTTGACTAGATAAATTATATACAGTGATCTGTTTTGATAATCCTTTTCTACTTACATTTTTTGATGAAGATGATTTACCAAATTCTTCTCTTCTAACATCAATTTTTGTCCTTATAGAATTTTTTAATTTTCTGGGTTTAATTATAAATTGAATAAAACAATGATGTACATATTCACAAACAAGTTTATGATTATATTTACATGTAAAATGACTATCTTCTAATGCTATAGAAGGAACACCTGCACTTAGTGGACGATTATTTATAACATTAAAAAATTGTACTCTAACAAGTTCAACCTGTTCTCTAGTATATATTCTCATAATTTATTGATTTAATGAAACACCTGCCACTATAAGCATACCTGCTACAATTGCTAACAATGCTAGCCAGCAAAATATCTCTACTCTTTCTGATCTTTTCTTTTCTTCTTCAGTCATGATTTTCTATTATGTGTGACTGAGGTTGTTCATCACCTGGATCACTGATTATATAAGTCTTCATTCTTTATATTTATTATATTCTTGGAGTGGACTTCCTTTACATTCACGGGAATATCCACATCCAACAGCCAATAGACTAATTAGAAATAATATTATTATTATTCTCATTTCTTTTCTTATTATTAAATTTAATTGATGCACCCATAGCTTGAGCAAGTCTAGCTGCTATTACCTTATTATTACATTCAGTACAGCATCTTCCTCCCTCAACTACAGGTTCTGCATTGTGACTTTCTTTTGGATCAATTGCAATACCACAAATATCACAATTGGTTCTACTATCTACGTTTTTTTTCTCCATCTTTATGTATTTTCCTCATTTTACCTTTTGATACCTGATTATAGAAATTAAACCATCTATGAAACTTAGAAATAAATGCATCTCTACAATCAGTACATAAATGTCTTATACCAAGATTACGTCTTACATCCTTATATGACATGTTGGGAAAATATACTTGTAGAGACCATTTATAATTAGTCTCATCTATATCAAGTAAATTATCCCCACATTTATCACAGTAATAACTTTCTAATTTCATTTTTTAGCCTGTTTACTTTTTCTTTTATTCCAATAGCCTTTAACACCATAAATACCTATCTTAAGATCACGTCTCCTCCTGGCATCTAACCTCCATTTGGCTTTCTTAACCTCTTTTAAAGTATCTCTACCACCTAATTTAGCTAATTGTAGACTTGATACTTTATCTCTTAACTCAGCAAGGATCACAGCTTTACTAAAGTTTTTAGAATGATTAAGAACATTATTAATCTTAGTTAAATACTTAGTAATAGTTTTAGTACCTAAATCATTTTGAACTACTTGATCTGCTATGACTTTTACTACATTTTGTACATTCTTTGGAAGTGCTTTTGTTCTTTTTTTATAAGGACCTCTCTTCTTACTTTCTTCTTTCTTTTCAGGAAGGATCTCAAAAGTCTTTTTTTCAAGATTTGCTACTCTGGTATTTATATTACCTAAATGAGTTGCTAATGTTCCAATATCTTTTTTAGCATTAAACTGAGCTAAAGTTTCAATATCTTTTTGAATAATAGCAATTTTATCTTGTAATGATTGAATCTCAAGTCCAAATTTACTTTCATAATTTCCCATAATAGTCTCAAGTCTATCAATTCTTGCTGCTTCTTTAGTTCTTCCTAATTCATCACGGCTTCTAGGACCTAATGTAACTCCAGTTTTTGAATCTGTAGTCTCTCCATAATTATCTACATCTTGTTGGGTAAGAGTATAATCTATTGAATCTTCATGTGTTTTATGTTCTTCTTCTGAATGTTCAAATGAATTAATAAGTATGTTAATTATTTTTAAATATATTTCTCTTTCTTTCTCCATTTTATTGGCTTTATTTTAAAATTGTTTAAATAGGATTAAATGCCTGTATCTAGGCTATTGTAAAGATCAAAATCTATTGATCATTCATTAAATAATTCTGAAAATTAAATATTCTAACAAGAGAAATATTTTTCAGTTTTATATATTTCTTTATACCTTTTAATGTACCTGTACAAACCATATTATTTTCATTAGTTACAAGAGTATACCCTTTTATCTTTTCCTCACCAGGTGACAAGTCATATTTTACTAAATGATAATCAAATTGATTTTTAAATTCTTCATCATCATAATCATTACTCCTATGAGATGCTGGAAAATCAGCTATCCTATCATTAATCATACTTGCAAAAATTTCTTTCATATAACTCATTATACAGGATTTAAAGGGTTAAAATATTTAATCTTGGATTTATCAAAATCTCCTAAAGCTGTGTTGATCCATTTCATATCTACAGATTCTTTATAGCATAATATATGACATACAGCTGTTTCAGATGGATTCAATCTTAATAATCTTCCAATCCTTTGAGCAGATTTTCTCTCATTACCATATGCATGCATTATTATTCCTTGTTTAAGTTCAGGAATTGAAACACCTTCATTTAATTGTAATACACATGATAATTTATTTATTCTACCATCAGCAAACAATTCTAAGTTTTCTTCAGAATGTTGATTTCCAGAATGATAACTATGTTTACATACTCTATCTGCTTGTTTTTGAGTATTAGCAAATACAATACATTTACTATTTATATTCTTAAGAAGACCTTTTAAATAGCTTTCCTTAGTTTTGTAATCCATTAAAGCTCTCATTCTCATAATAGATGCAAATTGTTTAGCTTTAGCAGTCTGAGCATTTCCTACTCTGGTTGTACAATATTCATAGTCTTTGTATTCTGATGTATACCATGTTTTACCTATTTTACTTGTCTTAACTAGTGTATGCAGCTTAGAGAGTTGTAATTCATGAACTACTATCTGATAATTATTAAGAATATTCTGATCTGTAGCATCATCTACACTAAATTCATAAATGATAGGACAATATTTATTTACCATTCTAAACTTCTCTGATCCTCTTCTTTTAGGAGGTGTGCCTGTTAAACCTATAATTTTTCCTTTAAATACAGATAAAAAAGCTTCATGACTATCTAATAAACTATGACATTCATCTAAATAAACAATATCATATGCATCAGGATCTTGTTTATTGATTGATAAATAGGTGGTAAATGTTAAATGATCTAATAAAAACTCTGAATCAGTCTTTTTTAATTCATCTAACCATGATTCTTTTACTGTAAGTTTAGGAATAACTACTAAAGCTGTAATTAAAGGACTATAGTTTTTTTTTAAATGATCTATAGCTACTCTAGTTTTGCCAACTCCCATAGATATACCTAAACCACATCTATCATTTTCTAATGTTTTTTGCAATGCTTCTGCTTGAACTATTTCTCTATTACTCATCTTTATAATTTTTATATGCTTCAATAATATCTTCTCCTTGACCTTTTTTACACTTAGTGCCATTAAAATAATGTTTGGAATCTACCCGTTGGAAACAATTCCATTTAGAGGTAAAATCATTAAAGTGAAATAAAAGATCATAAAGATTTAATTTTTGTTGTTTAATAGTGGAGGATTTCATTTTATTTAGTTTCTATTGAGTGAATAACCTAATTCAATTGCATCTTCTGGATTAAGTTCTATCCAGTTATGACAATTTCTACAGACAGATAACCATGTAGTTTGATCTAAATGATATTTATCTCTGCCTTGTTTATGATGAACTTCTGTTGCTCTGAGTGTACAATTATGTATTTTAGCATAACACATAGGATTATCAAGTAAGAATTCTTTCCTTTGTTTTGAGTAAGACCGTGTTGTCTTACCCATCTTTTTAGAAACCTTTTTGATGTAACTTTTTTTCATTTACACTTTAATTGAA